AAGAAATAGTGGCAGCTAACCCCCCTTACATAAACTCTCAAGCATAAATGAAACATAACAAATACACACAGATATATATATTTTATATGAAAGCAAAGATACTGAAAAGTAAATGGAAAGTCCTTCTCCAAATAGATTAAAACAACAAGAAAAAGGAAGAAAAGAAAGGCAAAACAAATTCACTTCAACCAAGTTAGGGAAGAAACTTGAATTTATATTTCTGTGTTTGTTTTGCTGATGTTCAGTTAAGTTTGGATTTACGAAGCAGGATACGCATATCATCAGGATCAAGGTCTTTATTGGAGAGAAAGGCTTTGCTTAGGCCTAGTATTCCTTCATTCTGGATCTCTTTTTGTCCCATATGTAAAACTGCTCTACCCTTTTTAAAGAATTTCAGACAGCAAAGAACTCTTGGCCCTAGGAAGATTAAGGCAGCAATACCTGCTATAAGAAGTAGGAAAGTTATAATGGAAGTTAGATAGCTGCCAAAGAAATTGCCAAGAAAGCCTGATATTCCTTTAAAGAAACTACCCACACCACTCAACCAGCAGCTGAAGCCAGATCCGCATTTGTCAATCTGTGTAGCTTTCAGAGTGCTACGATGTTCTAGCACTATTTCTTTTGGAGGTGCCAAGTCAGCATTTGTGCATGAAGTGACTGGCTGTGGGCATGATTTACAATTCTTTCCTTCTTCAACCTCTAGGCATATTCTATTCAGTTTGATAGGACTAAATCCTCTTATTTCAAAGTAGGTAACATTGTGTGTGTGAACAGGAAAGGAGGCATGACTTATTTCAAAGTGTTCAGTTCTAGTTCTAAGATGCAAATTGATGTCTTCAACACCTTCAATTAGCACTGTTCCTGTACAAAGAACACCTGTGACACAGCCAAAACAACCAGTGCATTGATGAAGAGATAGATCAAGCCTACTTATGATGGCCTCTTTGGGTTCCAATATTAGTCCGTCGACCTCAACCATTACCTGTATACTTCCACCTCCTTTATGAGGACGCCCTTCAATGTCTAAGGTTGGCACTGAGGCACCTAGACTGGTATGGAGTGCATGAAAGTAAAAATCATTGGTGTAGTTTTCAGACACAGTAAGAAGATTTCTGAAAGCATCTGAATTCTTTTCCACAACACCAGAAGTGCCACACTCAGGCCAGTGACCAACTGAGCATGTGTATCTTTGAACAACACCATTCCAGCTCATCCATGAGTGTTTGAGTTTTTTTAATTCTGCCTTTGGAGCAAGAAAATGCTCATTGTCAATGTTGTTTCCAGTTATGGACCTTAGATCGAATATTTGAAAGTCTCCAGCACCACCATGTGCACAGGACTCAAGTTTGCAGAGGTTTTCTGAACTTAACACCTCTTTGACAGATAGTAAGTCAAATGTCCCATCACTTAGTATAGTGTGGCTCAGTGCGACTTCCTCTGGGAGCTTGGTCTGTATGTTCTCAACATCAGACAACTGAATTTTGTATGGTCCATGTTCAAACACAGTTCCATCTGCAATTACATCACATGTCCTTTTATCCTTGGAAAATTCAACACATGCAATGTATGCTGTGCCACTATATTCTAGTTTCCACTTGCTGAGCAGATACTTATCAAATGGCTCAACGACATCTGTGCCACAGCATGTACAACCTGCGTCCATTCTCCAACACCATGTTGGGTTACAATGCCAATTCCTGCTATTTATCCATTTTGTATTGAGACAGGTTGGTGTGTCACATCCACATTTGTTAGGACAATCACCGCTACAGGTTCCATGCATCCAGTTGCCAAGTTTTCGATCACCAGTGATATATTCAAATCTTGTCTTGTAGACTTGTGTAAAGTCTATAAGATTTATAGTCAGCATTCTTTTTTCAAGAGACTTTTCAGAAGAGAGCTCAAATGTAACTCCACTCTTAGGTTCTAGCTTTAATAATGCCTCTGCTCTTCCATTGAGCTTCAGTTTGCCTAGTTCATCATATTCTGCACTTGACCAAGACATCTTAATAGACTTTTCTGAATATTTGGGTTTGAAGGTACCATCTATATGCACGTTTCCCCAGGGAGCCTGCACATCAGCCTGGTAGAGAGCAGACACATCTTTCATTCGCTCTGAGAGCAGTTCTCTTTTGTATCTTTTATGTTCTTTGCCTGGGCAGACGCAGTGGTCTTCAAGGAAGATGCAGTCATCTGTACAGATAGACACCTCATTTATTTCTTCCTCCCACTCGCCTGGCTGTAGATGTACATTCTCAATAGAATTCACAGGCTGCACAAGGAAGATAAGAACTGTGATCATCACTATGATCCACATAAACTTACTAGTCCCCTTTCTGGCCTTGGACAAGATGGTGCCTAACAACAAAAGAGGTTTAGGCAGCAGTATCTCATTCACAATGTCTTCGTCCTTGGTTATAACACTTTTCATGTCTAGACATGTTGGTGCATGCTGTTGAAGACCCAACACGGAGTATCTCTTTCTACAGAAGGGGCATTCACCGACTTTGCACTCATAATGTCTCTGCCATTCATAGACGGAATTCACATAGCATCCACAGTGCATGCATTTACCTTTCTTCCTATCTAACTTCCTCTTGAAGCAAATCACAACCTTTGAGGATAGCAGAGTTAGGAATCTGGAGACAGAAAAGACCAAGAAGAGCATGGGGAATCCGAGAATTATCCATAAGACCCAGAAGTAGAATAAGCGAGGCCTGTTGGTTGCCCTACATATATACAGTGTGACTCCTCCGAACTTTTCTTTAAATGGACAGTTGATGTCAACTGTGTTCTGAATCAGCTTATGGACTGTTCCATCAGGGCAGACAATCTGAACGTCTTCCTTTTTTTCTAAAGAAATGAGGCATTTGTTATCACATCTTTGTGTTTTAGACCAGTTTCTTCCCTTAACTGTCACAAGACCTGTGCCATTCATTCTTAGTTGTAGGCAATATGCTTTTTCACATCTTTGAATGGCCTGCTCCACTGTGCAGTTTACTTTCTCTTTCTGAGACTTGGCATTTGCTGCAAGACCAGGACATTGAAAGTATGACCTCTTGTCAGCAACTTGGTAGCATCCATGCAAGGAACTGAGAGGTTGATCAGTGATTATTGAGCTGTTACAGTAGACTATCTTCCTCCCAGCAACTGAACGAAGATGATGATGCAACATGGACCTCTTAAATGGTATCATTTGGTTTTTGGTGTTGCATCTCATGGGCCATTTGTAGCCTTGGACAGCTACAGGATCCATTGATAACAATTTCCTTCTGCTTATCGACTGGCTCTCTCTGCGTTTTTCATTCCAGAAAGGGTGCACATGAACAACATGTTCTACCATCTTCCAACCAACTCCAGGGACTCTTTCACCTTTTGTAATTCCACACAAAGTCAGTACACATTCACGGTTTTTTTCCACTTTAGGTATTATTACATGTGCAACAGGGAAAGTCACATTGCCAGCCATCATCTGATAATTTGTTTTTTCTGCTAGGTAAGTATGCAGAACACACCCAGCAACATCAATTACAAGTTCACAGTTGCTTACATAAAAGGATAGATGACTGGTATGGTAATTGATGAATATGTATTCACTTCCCTTTGGTGATGTTGTGTAAAGGTTTACAAAATTGAGGTCTTCTGCATCCATGTTATGTTCCTTTCCTCTGCAGCATGCTCCAATGGTTTGGCAATTTCTTTGTGCATAAACAGTGGGATAGACATCTTCTACACTCTCTTCCCAGCTGTTTTCTGTGCATACAAGATACTCGTCTGTTCCTTTTGCCTGTAGTGCTCCTAAAGTGGGTTTGATAACCATTTTGGATGTTCTGTTTGTGGTTATCCTTATAGATACAAGATTCCCAGAGATGTTGCTTCTAGGTATGAAGCTGTATGTATCTTCCTGTGCAAGCAATTTGTCTAGCTCATCCACTTCAGTCTCAAACAGAGAGTTGTAAGTTGTCAAGGTAAACTTCTTTATTAAGTCCTGCAGAGTAGAGCTTAGGCTGTCATTTTGTGTTGACAAGAAAGATTGAACTAATCTTGTCTGAAGAGGTGCTAACTTGGAGGTGATGTTCTCAGCATTCTCAATGGTCACAACAAGAGTTCTGTTTTCCAGTGGTACAAGCTTTTGTGTGCCTCCATGCACTCCAGTGGATGTTGCGCCGACCTGGTCTAGGAAGTTACTAAAAATATAGTCATCATAGCTATTCACACTGAGGCCATGATTATCTCTCCAATTCCCAGGTGTGTAGTACGTGCCATATGCAGTGACCGGCTGTGCAGAAAGCCATAGTAACATATAAAATGTTACTACAATGAGACACATGGTGGTCCCAAATACCAGTGTCCCCTTCATTGATTAGTAATGCACATCAAAGACTCAATTGTTTTGTATTTGGGGGTTGCTGCAAGTCTTTCTTTGAGAGAGAG